CATCAAGCGACAATCTTCTGGGCGAAGCGTGGCAAGATCACAGTGCAGAAAGTTGATTCAATCAAGCTATCAGGCTGCAAGGCATTGTATGAAACGAAGTTCACGCTATCGGCTTATGCTGTTGCCCGTAAATCTCACTTGCCTTGCGATGCTGCCGATGCTCAGGATTGGTTGGCTTCAAGAGTGCTGAGATTGGTATCGGGTACTGATCCACTATTTAAGACTTCGATCGGGGTAGTATCTTATGAGGTCATCCCTAACGGATATGCTAATGAGGTCAAGTCTTTGACTGCCAATTATGAGTTCGCTTGTGTAACCATTGACGTTGATGTGAATGTAGTTTCACCTTCGGAGGATGGCTGCTACGATACTTGTGGCAGTGGTGATATTCCGCTTCCTGATCTGATCCCTTGTACACCTTGCTTGACTGAGGTTGCTGTGGATGGCGTTACCATTACGGGCAACGGTACTGAAGCAGATCCATTGGTGGCTATTGGTGGTGGTGGTGGCATCTTGGTGGCATTGCCTTTCTCGACTGACCATCTAACCTCAACGGGCAATCCTTATACTATCGGGAATGTCGTGTGGTATCTTGGCAATGTTTACCGCTGCATCGCAAACAACGATTCTATCCTTCCAACTAATGCAACTTATTGGGTTAATCTTGGAGCAGGCTTTCAGGCGGTTGAAAGACCATCAGATTGGAACTCTACAAGTGGCAACAATCAGATCCTAAATAAACCAACCATCCCTGCTGCCCAAGTAAATTCTGATTGGAATGCTTCGAGTGGAGTGGCTGAGATATTAAACAAGCCAACGATTCCAGTTTTGCCTGCTACTATTGTTGAGGATGTAACGGCAACATCTCCGATCTTTTCAAGCGGTGGTGCAACTCCTGATATATCAATTCAGCCTGCCAATTTATTTGATGACGGCTATCTTACATCAGCAGACTTCACTTCCTTTTTTAACAAGTTCGATGTGCCAACTGGCACGAACGCTGACTATCTCGATGGAACGGGAACGCCTACATTGTTTCCAACCTTGACTAATGGTACAGTTACATCGGTAGCAGCAACAGTGCCTAACCCGACTAACCCTGCGTTCAGCGTTAACGTGCCTAATAATACCACTACTCCGAGCGTGGACATCACAGCCAATGGAGTAGTGAGTCAATACGTTCGAGGTGATGGAAGCCTTGCAAACTTTCCGCTTGGAGGCGGTGGCGGTGCTTCGGTTAATTACTACCTCAACGGGTCAATCAGTCAGGGTACAATAGGAGGCAACCAATACTTTGAAATGAGCCGAGTGCCTGTGCTTGGTGGTGGTACGAACTTCACACGAACTAATGCGCAGGGTAATGGCTACATTGCGCAATTCCTAACCGATGCAGGCGATCCGAATCTTTTGGCAATCCCTTCAGGGAATTGGAACTTTGAAACCTACTTCAATGCTTCGAGTGGTGGTGGCAATCCGAGCTTCTACATTGAATTGTACAAGTACGATGGTGCAACATTCACTCTCATATCTTCAGGGGCTACAAATCCCGAAGCGATTACAGGCGGCACAGTGGTTGATTTATACGTAAGTGCGCTTGCAGTACCAAGCACTGTTTTGCTTGCAACAGATAGGCTCGCAGTACGCATTTTCGTAACGCCATCGGGGCGCAATATTACGCTACATACTGAGGATAACAATCTCTGCCAAGTCATCACGACGTTCACCACTGGGCTAAACGCACTAAACGGCTTGACCTCGCAAGTTCAAAACTTCGCAACAGGAACATCGGGAACTGACTTTGGTATAACATCAGCAACAGATACGCATACTTTCAACCTACCAACTGCATCAGCAACTAATAGAGGTGCGCTAAGTTCGGGAGATTGGACAACCTTTAACGGCAAGCAAGACACGCTGACAAGTGGCACGAACATCAAAACCATTAATTCGGTTTCAATTCTTGGCAGTGGCAATATTGCAACTCCGTTTGAACTTGTTGTTGCTGCATCGGATGAAACCACAGCACTAACAACGGGAACGGCAAAGATCACTTTTAGAATGCCGAGAGCAATCACATTGACTGCCGTTCGTGCTTCACTAACAACAGCACAAGCATCAGGAAGTATCTTTACTGTTGACATTAACGAGGGGGGTACAAGTATTCTAAGCACCAAGCTAACCATCGACAATACAGAAAAGACCTCAACAACCGCAGCAACACCTCCAGTTATCAGCGATGCATCACTTGCCGATGATGCTGAGATCACAATCGACATCGATCAAATCGGTAACGGAACTGCTAAAGGATTGAAAGTAATGTTAATCGGGACATACGTATGAGTTTTTTAGTTAACCCTTATTGGTATGGTGGATGTGATGCTGATGCTGTTGCTTTCTTAGCTGCGGCAGGCATTACTGATCCCACAATTACCTCAGCGATTTGCACATTGGTATTATCAATGAAAGCAGACGGTACTTGGGCGAAGATGAGTGCTATCTATCCAATGGTAGGTGGTACTGCGACAACGCATAAGTTCAACCTTAAAAATCCTGCTGATACAAATGCAGCCTTTAGATTGTCATTTGTAGGAGGATGGACGCACTCAGCTAATGGTGCTTTGCCCAATGGTACAAATGCCTATGCTGATACGTTTGTAAGTCCTTTAAGTAATTTATCATTAAACAGTCATTCCTATGGTATTTATTCAAGAACTAATGATGTAAGTGGAACTAAAGTTTACGGAGCTTTTTCTGGTGTTGTAATTTTACATAATAATTTAACGGGAGCAAATTTTACAAGTGGAGTTACGGCTAATGGAATTGTTTACACAGCAAATCCTTCAACTTCATTACTAATGGCTTCAAGAACAACAAACACTTTATTCTCTGCTTATCGGGCAGGAGTTTTGTTAGGAACTAACACAGTTGCAGTTACTTCAATACCAAACAATAACTTTTTCTTTGGCGCAAGAAATAGAGGCGTTGCAGAATTTTATACAACTCACCAAATTGCTTTTGCATTTCTTGGAAGCGGATTAAATTCTACTGAGGCAGGATCTCTTTATACTAATGTTCAAGCATTCCAAACTACTTTAAGCAGGCAAATATGATAACAGTCTATCAACTTACACCAGAGCAAGCAGATCAACTCAGAGGCGTTGAATATGTCAAGGATATGACCTTTAATCCTATTGAAGATGCCAATGGTAATTGGATCATCTCGCAAGAGGAGGTTAGCACAACCACAATCGATTGGGTTAAGGAATTGCCACCGATTGAGTTCGTCCCTAAAATTGTAGATTTTTTGTAAATTTGTAAAAAACTAAGCAATCATGGCAGGCATTAAAGTTACAGACTTACCAGTATTAGGGGCGGCAGCAGCGGACGATGTTCTTTATATTGTTGACACCTCAACCAATACATCTAAGCAGATAGAGGTAGAAGATTTTGTGGGTTATAAAGTTTACACTGCTCTACTAACTCAAAGCGGAACGGATGCGCCAGTTGCAACGGTGCTTAAGAATACTATTGGAACGATTACACTAAGTTATTCAGAGGAGGGTGGCTATCTAATTAATTGTGTTGGCAATTTGTTTACAGCCGATAAAACAGTTGTATTCTGCTCTTCTATTGTATTAGGAGATGCAAGTGCTACTGATTTTAAATATTTGTATTCCTTCCCAAGAACAGAAGGCTCAGTAGGATTAAATTTATTTAAGATTGATTTTGGAACACCTGAATATATTACTACTGATGGATTTACAACTGCCTCAATAGAAATCCGAGTTTATCCATAATCAAAAGCCTTTTTTCTTAGTTTAATATAATTTCAAGATTAAGATATGCGCTCCACATCAGCAGCAGGCTTGGCATTGATTAAGAAGTACGAGGGGCTTCGATTGACTGCCTATCTTTGCCCTGCTGGAGTGGCAACAATCGGCTACGGATCAACTCGCTATCCAAACGGCAATAGGGTTGAGATGAAAGATAAGCTAAAGGATGAATCGGTTGCAACATCGCTGCTATTGTTAACCCTTGCAGCATTTGAAAAGACGGTCAACAATCTTCTCCCCAATATCAACCAGTGCCAATTCGATGCTCTTGTAAGTTTGTGTTACAACATAGGATCTTCAGCACTTTCTAAGTCTACATTGATACGTAAGGCAAAGGTAAACGCAAACGATCCAAGCATCCTCGATGAGTTTATGCGGT